AAAGAGGAGGCACCGCTAAGGATGCCCCCATTTTGATTTTGGTTAACAAGCTTAAACCAGCTGCGTCACGGATTCGAAGACTTTCCAAGAATCTGAGCAACTCTTGCCGGAAGAGGCAGGCTCGGTTCATCCTGCTCTGTTCCATACAGGATGTCCAGAAGGTCTTCGAGCTTTTCGGGATCAGCTTTAGTGGAGTCGATCTCAAGAGTGGCTGTCGGAGACTGACCGGCAACATCGATCGGTGTTGTGGAAATGGTCCAGCTAAGCGGTGCTGCATCCGGGTTCTCGTTTACTGTCTGATGATTTCTCTCGGACGGAGACGCTGTGCAGTTGTAAACCAGATGCAGCTTAAAGCCTTTCTTGGTACCTTCTGTATCAGATCCGATAAGAGTCCGGTAGCAAAGACCGAAGATCTTACGAGGCTGCTGACCGATTACAGCACCGGGAGCTACTTCTACAAAACCGTCGCACTCCAGGAATTCATCCGGGCAGGTGAAAGCTTCGAGAGTCGCTGCGTATTCCTCTGCAGACATCAGGTTCAAGTATTTAATATTGTCAGCATAAAGCGCATTAGGTTCAGCACCGGACGGCTGCTCATTCACAGCAGTAAGGCCGTTCCAGGCAACGCCGTGTCCATAAGTTTTATTTGTAGTATCATAGGTGTAGTGCACGCCGTGATCCACACCGGTTTCATACAAATGTTCGCCGAGTTTATCCCACTCAAGTCTAGCCATAGGGTTTACCTCCTTTAATGGTAAATAATGAACACAAAGTGATTCAAGTTATCAGCTGTATAGGATCTATTAAACCGACACATCTCAAACTTCGAAATCTCTTCAGCGATAGTGCTATCAGGATCTTCGTCAATGACAGTTACCTGATAACCTCTGTCAAGAAGATAAGGTTTGTTGTCTGCATGTGTAGGTTCAAGTCTATTAAGTTCGTACCTTATTGCAGGATAGTGCATTTGCACTCCTCTTGGAGGCTGATAATATACGTTTGGAGTAAGTGCTTTAAAAAGAGCGTGAAGCTCAAGTCTGCGGTCCTTTGCTGCCATTGTACACACCTCCAATCTGCAATAAGATTCTTGGCCTTTCAATCCTGGCGCTAGTTATTTTCCACTTAGCACCAAGCAAAACAACGTATTTCATGGACTGGAAGTTCTCATAGGCGAAGTCGTCGGCTAAGATGCTAATCTCATTAGACAAGGTCAAGTCATCATTTAGCTTATCTGACGTTTCGTACCTAGGATACATTCTAAGAGTATCGCCACGGTAGTTTTTCTCTATCGGTTCAGCCTTAAAGACTCCGCCTTCGCCTTCCACCATCGTTTCAAAACCCACCTTGCCGTAAAACTTCGCCATACGACAACCTCCATTTTGATTTATTCAGATCCCGGATAGAGATCGACTCTGGGGAATAAGTCGTCTCCCGGGTATCCAATCAAGGGTTTACAGGATCTACGTCAGGTGTAACGTCAGGTGTCGTTTCTGTAACTTCTTCCTCAATAGCGATTGCGGAATAGAGCTTGGTCAGAGCACCGGAGCAGCGACCTTCAAGCAGGCTCTTCTCTTTATTGAAGTCAATATCGAACTGAGTGAAGTGTGTCACCTGGCCACCCTTGGTCGCACCAACGTGGTAATCGGAAAGGTTCACAAGCAGGCAGACGAGCTTCATCTCTTTCGCGCTGGCGCCTTCGCCGACTGTTCTGGTGCGGTTCTTCATCTTTTCGCAGACGTAGATTCCGCCTACGCCGAGAGCCGTAGCAAGCTGCTGCTTAGACTCGTAGATTCTGCGGCCGTTGCGGTCTCTTGCCAGGAGCATGATGTTAAGCTTATGCTGCTCGATAAACATATCGGGAGTGCCGGATCCTTTGTAGGTTTCGGATGCATACAGGCAGGCATTGACCATCGCTTCTGCTTCAACATAGTTCTCGCCGAAATATCCAGTGGTGTTGCTGCCCTGGATGTTGGCTCTCTCAGCGGTCATGTCATAGTGAATGGTATAAATGTCATCATCAGTCCAAACCGGGCGGATGTGTTCCGGGAAGATCTTATCAGGATCAGAATCTTCTCTGCCGTCACCAAACAGGATCGCGGTAGCCAGCTCTACGTTGTACATCTGGCGATCGATGTTGTACAGGTACTGTACATAATCGAAATCGGTGATGTCGATGATATCATCTCTGTGCAGCTCATTCTTTACATAGATGGTCTGCGGATCGGTCGTACGTCTGGCGATCTTCAGCTGGCCAGTCAGGGTCTTGAAGTGGCCTTTCTGGTAACCCTTCGCTCTCAGGTTCTCTTCGATTTCACGAATGTCGATATAAGAGGTACGAATACGGGAGATCGGACTCTTGTGAGTCTTATTCATGACAACGTCGACCCAGCCCCATTCCGGAGTCACCAGCTGCGGAGGGTTCATACCGTTTACTTCTTTGAATTCCGGAAGAATCGAGGTAAAGGACGTGTAATAATTTTCCGGTCCGATTGTATCGACATTGTCAAAGCCGCCGACAGTCATGCTGGTGGGATCGTCGTCGTGTGCGATGTAATCGTTTTCTTCAAGATAACTCTTAAGAGCCTGCTTGAATGTTCCATGCCGGCCGTCCTTAGCCATATTCAGGATGTTAACCTGATCAGAATGTGTTAAAACATCGTTGTTCTGCTGTTTTCCAGCCGCGTTTTCAAAAGCATTGTATTTCATATGGGTATCATCTCCTTCGTCATCATGCTCGACTTCATCGTCGTCATCATTGTCAGTACCGGCATCCTCATCCTCGTTTTCATCTTTTGAAGCTCTTCCGAGTTTCAGAGCTTCCTCCTTGACATACTCGAGGACTGCCAGCTGTTCTTCCGTCATCTCGTTGATGACATCTTCGACAGTACGCTTTTCGTCCGGTTTTTTCTTGGTTTCTTCTTCTTTTGCCACTTTCTTTTCCTCCTGAGGCTCATCAGCGTGTTCAATGAACTCGGCATTAAGCTCAATCTCTTCTCCAGAAGAAATGAAAGCCTGATCTTCCACAATGCCGTATGTACCATCGCTGTGCGCTAAGACAGCCTGGTCAATGTAAGCGCCGGGATTAGCCGCTCCAAAAGGAACAAGGCTCACTTCCTTAAGTGTTGCTTTGGAAATGTTTCCAAGACGCTTTGTCAAATGATCTGCGAAGACAGAAAGATACTTGATGTCGCCATGGTTGACGGCTGCTTTAGCATACTGTCCATCTTCTGTATCATTGAAAGAGCCGTAAATGTACGGTCCTTCTTGGCGGTGCTCAATATAGGCTTTTCCAAGAATTGCTCTAGGCCCGGAATGATCGTGTCCCCATACAATAGGAACCTCGCACCCATCCTGCTCAGCGAAAGCTCCGGGCATAATGGTCACGCCATCCGAGCATAAAACGCCATACTTGGAAGCCCATCCACCAAAGTCGTAGGTTTTCTTACCCATTTTGATTTCTCCTTATTAAGTTGGTAAGTTTTGTCTAACTCGCATCTCTTGTTAGCCTTTGCTGTTTGTCTAAGGCACAGAAATTAAGCCGGAACTCGCTTACTCTTCTTTATCTGGTTCTTCTTCTTTAGGTTTTTCTTGGACTTCATCCTGAATTGGCATGTTAGGATTGTTGAGTTTATCAGCAGTAGGATCATCAGAAGGTCTGTATCCAAGCACCTGCCTGAACTCGTTCTTGGTAAGAATCTCGTTTCGTATAAGCTTATCTGCGTTATTAGCAACGTCAGTAGCCGAAGCATACTTAAACGGATCATTGAAGAATAGAATTGTATGTCCTTTCGTTCTTGCGCTCTTAGATAAGAACTTCCATTTCATAGCGTCAACTATGGAAGAAACGATAGGCTCAATAGTGCGGTTGAAATAATTAAGCATTGTAGCTTCGTCAGCTGTTCCATCAAAGACGGACATAGGGACGCCAAGTTGAGCGAAGAAAAGATTCATGTAGTATTCAACCTGGTTGAACAAATTGTTTTCAACAGCCCTGTTCAGCTGAATAACCTTTTCGTTAACGTCAATGTAGGCAATTCCGTACTTCGATGTGGAAAGCTGCTTCTCAATCTCTGCTCGTCTCTCTCCAGCCTGCTCCTGTCTAAAGGAACTTCTCGTTGAATAAGGAAGCTGAATAATAAGGTCTAGCTTTCCTGAAGCAGACTGAGCATCAATGTTATCTAGCTGGGAAAGCTTTCTGACAAGTCTTTGGTAGATCGAGTTTGGTGCATTCATTACTGTGTAGAAAGGATTCTCAGGAAGAGCCACCATGGACTTTGGAAAGACCCTCTCTTCGTAATTTCCGGTATCTTCGTTATAAAGTTTAACCGCAACAGCTTCAGGATACCAGTTAGTAACCTTTCCGACTCTAAGTGCACCGATGTCGTACCCTTCTGTAATCATTGGGTTTGCTGTAGCCTTCGTTGGAACTATAGCAATCACTCCCTCATCAAGGAGTGACATCACTGCGTCCTGCATAAATGCTCTGGCGCTTTGATCGTTGTTTGCGTTTAGAGTGAGACATTCATGCAGGAATGATATGATCGGTTCCTTGTATCTCCCGTTCTCATCTAGTCTGGCGTGTTCATACTTAAGGGTCGCCGCATCAACTGCTATTCTGTTCAGAATAGAATTGGCGATCGATCGTTCCCCACCACTAGATAAGAAAACGTGATCTGGCCGGACGAAACTTGAAGCAAACACCCCGGTATTAAAAGTGGGGTCTCTACCTAGGAAAGCATTCCAGCCTTTCGTTATTCTTTCTTTTAAGCTCATTTTGATTTATTCCTTATTAGTTTGTTACTGTCTAAGCATCGAACGCCGAACTGCGTTAAAGTGCCCTTTAAGTTATAAACCTTCTACATCAATGCCACCTGAACCGTCATATTCAAGGAACGGTCTGATAACATTTCCAATCTTCGCAGACATTTCGCATCCAAGAATCTTATAGCCCTCGACTGTTGGATGTAAGTGGTCATATAACAATGTCTGGACTGCGTACACATCAAATGCACTATTTCTATGATCTATATAGGGCACACAGTATTTATTGCAAACATCAATAATAGCATTGCAATAGTCATTCAGTGTATGTCCTGCTGTGTTGGCTGCTCCATATGCCCACTTACCAGCAAGCGTTCCGTGATCTGTTCTGTTTATCGGTAACGAGAATACAATAGTTGCTGTCGGATTTTTCCGCTTGATTTCTTCAATCACATATTTTGTTGCTGCGTAAAATGTCTGTGAAGAGTCAAGCGAGTAGATGTAGCTATCGTCTATAGTTCCAATCGGCTGATTATTTCCGTAATCATTTGTGCCAAACGCCACGACTATCACATTGTATCCGGTAAGGTCTGCCGTGTGTACAATTTTGCAAGCGTTTGTGCCGTTATAGTAACTCATTCCTGATCCGGTTTTAGCTCCGAGTGTAGGCGTATATCCGTACTGTCTAGCAACATCTTCCCACCAGTGATTCCCGATTACATAGCTGTTATGACCTGCCGTGATTGAGTCGCCAATTACGAACATGTTATTATGTGAAACGGAATAACCTTTGCTGACTGCTTCGGATGCAATGC